AGGCATGGGTTAGCCTGCTGGTGAAGTGGATCAAGCGTGACAACGCCACGGCCGCCGCCTCCAACGTTCGCCAGTTCCCGATGAAGCGCCAGGTCAACGGCCCGGACTTCGACGACAAGACCTGGGCTGATGACTTGGGGGATCTGTGATGAAGAACCCAAATCAGCTCATGCAGACCCTGGGCAACCTGCCTGCCGTGGAGACAGCTCCGCTCAAGATCGACACCGGCACCGCCGACGTCGTGAACTCTCTGTTCAAGGAGTTGCAGGCGATCTTCCCAGCGTGGCGCCAGGCATGGCCAACCGATGAGGCGCTGATGACTGCCAAGCGCACATGGGTCAAGGCGTTCATGGCCGAGGGCATCAAGCAGATTGAGCAGATCCGCTTCGGCCTGCAGAACTGCCGCAAGCTCGGCAGTGACTTCGCACCGTCGGTGGGCAAGTTCATCCAGATGTGCCAGCCGACGCCGGAAGCCCTCGGCATTCCGTCTCACGAAGCCGCCTATGCCGAGTCCGTCGCCAATGCTCACCCGAGCATGGCCGGTAGCCGGGAGTGGTCGCAACAGGCCGTGTACCACGCCGCAAGCCAATGCGGATTCCACGCGCTGAACACGATGAAGACCGAGGTCAGTCGCAAGCTGTTCGACCGCAACTATGACATCACCATCCGAATGATGCTGGCTGGCGAGCGTTTGCGGAACATCCCGCTGGCATTGCCGGAGCGGGTCAGTGGTCGTGTCACGGCTGCGATCGGCAATCAGGCACTGGCAGACCTACGCAAGAGCCGGGGAGGGCATGCGCATGGGTAACGACAAGATGCGTGAGGAGTTTGAAGCGTGGGCTGCCAGTCCGGAATTCGGCCTTTCGACGGCTCACTTCGAAAAGGATGAAACCGGTGATTACCTGAATTATCCGACCCAGTGCTACTGGGACGTTTGGCGGGCCTCTCGCGAAACGCTGGTGATTGAGCTGCCGCAGATCGTCGCATACGAGGCCGGTTACGACTCGATCCGCGAAAACGAGTATGCCTCCCAAAGCGGCGAACTCTTTGATGCCGATGAGGTGTTTGCTCTGTGTCGCAGCGTTGAGGTTCTGGAAGCCATCGAAGCCGCCGGCCTGAAGGTGAAGCCATGACTGACTTCGTGATGCGCAGCATGGCCGACGCCAACCGTCTGCTGGGCCACCTGCAGGCCCAGGATTTCACCCGGCCCAAGAAGATCATCATCAAGGATCAAGATCGCAGCGGCGAGCAGAACAAGGCCCTGCATGCAGCCTTGGCCGATATCGCCGCCCAGGTCGAGCACGCCGGCAAGAAGTGGGGCGTCCTGATCTGGAAGCGCCTTCTGACAGCCGCCTGGCTGCGAGAGGCCGGAGATCAGCCGCAGATGATCCCTGCGGTAGACGGTCACGGCTTCGACGTTATCTACGAACGCACCAGCAAACTCACCGTGAAGCAGTGTGCCGAGTTGATCGAGTGGGTGCATGCGTTCGGCGCCGAGCACCAGGTGCGCTGGACGCAGAAGGACAATTGGGGAGGGCGGTATTGATGCTCGCCGCCAAGCAGCCCAAGCCAAAGACCTGCAAGAACCCGGAATGCGGTATCAGTTTCCCACCGCAGCGCCTCGGTCAGAAGGTATGCAGTCCCAAGTGCGGCCTAGCCATCAAGGACGTGAATCAGGAGAAGGCGCGCAAGTCGCTGGCCCAGGTCGAACGCAAAGAGATCAAGGTCCGCAAGGAGAAGCTGAAGAGTAGGGCGGATCACCTAAAAGACACGCAGATCGCCTTTAACGCTTGGGTTCGCGCCCGGGATGCTGAGTTGCCGTGCATAAGCTGCGGCCGGCACCACCAGGGTAAGTACGATGCAGGCCATTACAGGACGGTGGGGAGCAATCCAGCATTGCGTTTCGAGCCACTCAACTGCCACCGCCAATGCTCGCCGTGCAACACCCAGCTATCCGGAAACATCGTGAACTACCGCATTGAGCTGGTGAGGCGAATCGGTGCTGAGGCGGTCGAGTGGTTGGAAGGTCCCCATGAACCGAAGAAGTACACCGTCGAAGAATTGAAGGCGATGACCGCCGAATACCGGGCAAAGACCAGAGAGCTGAAGGGGAGAGCAGCATGAACTACCACAACGTGATTTCGGCTGTCGTGCGAGCCCTGGCTGCGGAGGCGATCAATAGTGCTGGCGGGTGCAATGTTGAGCCGCGAGTGCAGGCCAGCAAGCTCAAGGGCGAGATATCGGGGAAGGATGCTGCATTGCTGGCTGACTGCATCGTGCATAGGCTTTTGCATGCTCAGCTCAGTCCTCGCCACTGGAATGCATTGGTGGCGAAGTACAGCACTCACCGCGGACGCAAGATCGACTCTATCGGTCGATTGGTTGCGGTCGTGCCATCTCCTGCGCCAAAGCGCTTCACACAGCAGGCTGTGCTTGTCTGGGCTGTACCAGAACAGAGGAAGGGCGTACTGCGTGTCGCGACACAGGTCAATCCGGCTGAAATCATGGAGTGCAAGGAGGATTGCGGCTGCAAGGGGGAATGCAAGCTGGAATGGCGCAATCGGGCGGCACAACAAGCGGTCGAGCGTGCCAGCGCGCACGCAAAGTCTGTGGCCGTGCAGCGCCCAGGCGAGATGATCGTCTTGGCCGATTCAAACTACGACATGAGCAACTGGGATTCGCAGGGCCTGACAGAGCGTACGTATCAGCGCTGGAACAAGGCCATCAAGGATTCTCTGGAGTCGATGGTCAACGAAGCGCTGGTCGATGCTCAGCACATGCTTGAGGCTGTAGGAGTGCTGTCCGGCGAGGCGGCTTGAAAATAGCCCCTCAAAAGGGCTTGCAATATCATGTCGCCATGTCGCATTATTAACCCATCCTGTCATTCCTGCGTGTGTAGGACTGACCGGCGAGAACCCCGACCTTCGTGTTGGGGTTTTTCGTTTCTGGAAGGTGGCGCTCAGTGGTGGGCAATCCGGTTTGAACCCGGAGCTGCTGGAAACGGTAAGGGTTCGACTCCTTCGCCTTCCGCCAATTTCAAGGCCTCGCCAATATGCGGGGATTTTTTTCCTACTCCAATCAACCCCGAGAGTGATGTTTAATGATGGAGCGTTTTTCGACTTACCTTGGGTTCGCGATCGCCGCGTGCGTGTTCTGTTTCTCGGTCCCCTCTATAGCTGGGCCGTTGCGAACGCTCGGTTATCACCTGGCCGCTCTGACCGAACCGCAGGGTGTCGCCATGCAGCGACTGGACCTGACCCTTGCCATGTGGCGTACGGGTAGCGAGTCCGGCACCGAAGAACTGAAAAGCAACCTGCGCGCATCCAGCAATCACTTCGTGATAACCACGGGCAAGCCTGACCCTGAAGGTGTCGGCCTGACGCCCCGCTGAATTCGCCTGGTTGCAATGGAAAAGCCCGGGGCAAGTCCTCGGGCTTTTTTGTGCCTCCGAGGAAAGCATCTACCCGAGTGGATGTTTTCCCGGATGTACCTGTTTCCCCAATCCCTCGGAACCTCTGATCGCCAAGTTCAGCGAGGGCCTCATTCGTACATCTTCCCTTTGGCCGCTCCAATCGGCCTTTTTTATTCCCGGAGACTTCAATGGCTGAACCAGCGAGCACCACTGCTGCCGGTCTGTTGCTGGCGAAGTATGGCGTAGCAACCGCTGGATTCGCCGGAGCAATCCTTTCACTCACGTTCCTGCGTGGACTTACTCGGGGGCAGGCCGCTTCAGCAGTGGTCACCGGGTTCGCCTCGGCGATCTTCACAACGCCGCTGGCCGTCCACTACTTCAGCCTCCCGGTTGATGGCGACACTCAAAATGGCGTGGCATTCCTGATTGGCCTTCTGGCTATGAACATCATCCCGGGCCTGAAGGCTTTGGCAGGAAAGTTCGGCGCCACAGGAGCAGCCTGAACATGAATACCTTCCTGGTGATGACAGACGCCTTCTTGTGCGTTCTGGTCGTGGTAGCTGCTGCCGAGCACTTGCGCCGAGTGCGCCCGATCGAGCAGCCATTGCTGAGCATTTCGTTCTACCTGGTCGCCATCGCAGCGTTCGGTGGGTTCTGGTCTGCCATTCAAGGGCAGTACATAAGCCCGTTCACCGTGACGCTGCACGCCGGGGTGGTGATTTATGCCTGGGCGAGACGCGGGCATCTGTTCGAACTGAAAACCTAAGTCGCGACACGTTTCGCGAATCAGCACATTGTGTCGCGACATGGGAGTAGGGCATGACCAACATCACCCGCCTGCATCACGCATTGCCACTGAGTCCAGCCATCAACAAGGCCGTCACTGAGCTGGATACCGCCATCGCCAAGGCTATCGATGCTGCCAAGGCTGCGGGCCTACCTCAGGGATTGGTTGTCGCGGTTCTGCATGGGCAGACCCACTCGCAGACTGCGATCATGGTGGGCTGATACCTACTCTTTGTAGATCTTTGCTACCAGCGGCATTGCGGGAAACCAAAGCCATTCACCGTCCTGGACAGGAATGTCAAAGTGTCTGCTCACTTCGAACAAGTAATTACTGTCTCTCCCGTTCGGATAGGACAGCTCAATACTGTGGGTTGATTGCCAGCCTTCAAACTCTACTGTTTGCAGGCCAAGCCATCCGGCTCGCTGCACAATCCCGCCGGTGATATCGGCTCCTTCGTGAAGCGATTGTCCCCCTAGGCTGAAATGAAAGGGAACGTCGGGCAGTCGAACCAGGTCGCCATTCGCGATGTAAACCATGATTTCCGCTTTCTTATATTCCATGCGCTTTATCCATGCTTCAGTTGGCCCACCAATACCGGCAATCAGCCACTATTTCAATCCCTTCATTTGGCCTTCCTGAGACAATTTATGACAACCAAGCAACCCGACTGGGAGCGCATTGAACAGCTCTTCCGGGCTGGTGTGCTGTCACTGCGAGAGATCGCTGCTGCATGCCCGGGCTCAAACCATGTGGCGATCGCGCGGCGCGCAAAGAAGCACGGATGGGTTCAAGACCTGTCCGCGAAGATTAAGGCAAAGGCAAATGACCTTGTAACAAGGCAGGGTGTAACAGCCGATGTAACAGCAGAACGAGCTGTTACGGATCGGGCCGTGATTGAGGTTAACGCCCAAGCCATTGCGAACATTCGCATGGCTCACCGCGGAGACATCTCGCGCGGCCGGCGCCTCACGAACAAGCTGCTTGATGAGCTCGAAGGTCTGACCGATAACCGGCATCTGTTCGAAGAGTTGGGCGAGCTGATGCGCTCCGAAGACGACAACGGGCAGGACAAGCGCAATGACCTCTACCAGAAGATCATCGACTTGCCGGGCCGCTCCAAGACGATGAAGGAGATGGCCGAGACGCTGAAGACCTTGATCTCTCTCGAGCGCCAAGCCTACGACCTCGACACCAAATCTGGCGGTAACGACGCCGACGAACTCTCGAAGCTGATGGACGAACTATCGAAGGAAGCCTGACATGAAGCCCGAGCACTTGAAGCTGCTCAGGGATCGGTTCTGGCGCCTGAACAATCTCTACTGGATTACCGACAAGAACGGTAAGAAAGTCCGCTTC